ATCTATAGACAAACTAGTAGATGCTCTCAAATATGTGGTTAGGTATAATGGGTAAAGAGATAGTAGCAAACTTAAAATTTAAAAAGGTAACTGGAAATTTTGATCCCTCTGCCTTTGCTAAGATGTTAGATGACGCATACCTGTCTACAAAAAAGGGCGACCAAAAACAGACTAAGACTAGCTTCAGTCCAAGTTCTTTAGGATACGGAAGCGGAAATTGTCCAAGATATTGGTATCTTGCCTTTAGCGGAGCAATGTTTATAGATAATAATAATTCCCAGGCAATAGCCAATATGTCACAAGGCACCCAAGCCCATGAAAGAATTCAAGGAATCATTAAGAAGATGGGCGTTATGAAGCATGAAGAATACGAAATAATAAACGAGTACCCTCCAGTTCGTGGCTTTATAGATGTCATTTTAGATTGGAATGATCAAGAAGTAATTGGAGAAATAAAGACGGCTAAGCAAGAGAATTGGGATAGCCATCAGGCTAAAATGTCTCCATCAGCAAATCATCTACTTCAACTCTTAACATACATGAAGCTTAAAGATGTTAAAGAAGGATTCTTCTTGTATGAAAATAAAAACACACAGGAAATTTTAATTATTCCAATTCAAATGAACGATAAAAATAAAAAGATCATTGAGGATTTATTTGAATGGATGTGTACGGTTTATGACAATTTTAGGTCTGGAGAACTTCCTACACGCCCATTCATTAAATCAAGTTCAGCGTGTAAGAATTGTAAGATAAAGAAAGAATGCTGGTCTGGCGAAAATGGACTTATAGATATTCCAGCATATGAGCCTCCAAAGTTATGATCTGTGCAAATAAAGAATGTGCTAAAGAGTTCGATGCAAAAACTCATAATCAAAAATATTGCTGTGACGAATGCTGTAGGGTTGCAACTAATAAAAAGATTATGGAAAAGTATTATGAGAAGAAGGCTATTAGATCTGGCGCAAAAAGAGAATGTAAGGTTTGTAAGTCTAGGTTAAGCAGATATAATCAATCTAAGATATGCGCTAAGTGTGAAAAGAATTCTGCTATTAGTAATAGATCAACTATTTTAAGGATGATAGATGACATTAGCTAGTCTAGTTAAAACAAAAGCAAGTAGAGTATTGGGAATAGATGCTTCTACAAACTCAATTGCTTTCTGTCTACTTGAAAATAACATTCCAATAAAATGGGGCAAGATTAATTTAACTGGTAACGATATATATGAAAAGATATATGATGCTAAATGCAAAGTGTTTGCAATAATGGATGAAATAAAATCAGACTATATAGCAATTGAAGGTGCGATACTTGTCAAGTCAGCAGATGCCGTGATAAAATTATCTTATGTATACGGTGTCGTCATTGCTGAGCTTATGTCTAGTGGGGCTAGTGTTATCACTATATCTCCTTCATCTTGGCAGGCTCATATTGGAAATAAGAACCCAACAAAGTTTGAGAAAGACAGACTTAGGATTGAAAATCCTGGATACGCTGACTCTTGGTACAAGGCGAAGATGCGTGAAATCAGGAAACAACGTACAGTAGATTATTTTAATAAAAAATATAAATTAGAATTAAATGATTTTGATGTGGCAGATTCATTTGGAATTGCTTATTATGCGAATGAGGTTTTAACAAAAAGATGATTATACAAATTATTGGACTTCCAGGTTCTGGAAAGACAGAACTAGCTAAAGCATTAAAAGAAAGAATTAATGCAATACATCTTAATGCTGATGAGGTTCGTGCTACTGTCAATTCTGATTTAGGGTTTACTTATGAAGATAGAATTGAGCAGGCAAGGCGTATGGGTGAAATGGCTAGGCTTATTTCAAAACAAGGCGTGGCTCCAGTCATTGTAGATTTTGTATGTCCAACGGATGAAACAAGAAAAGCTTTTGGTAGTCCAGATATATTGATTTGGATGGATACAATATCGGAAGGAAGATTTGAAGATACAAATAAGATGTGGGAGTCTCCAAGTGGGACATATTTATCTTTTATTGATCATCAAATGAATCCAGAAGAAAAAGCATCTGCTGTCATTAAAACATTTAATATGCATGATTGGTCTAAACCAACTACATTAATGCTAGGTAGGTATCAGCCATGGCATGAAGGTCATCATGCATTATATGTTGAGGCTGGTAAAAGAACTGAGCAGGTGATGCTTGGAGTCAGAAACACATATAACACTAGCCCTAAAGACCCATTAAAATTTGATGAAGTTAAAGAATACATTGCTAAAGATATGTTTATGAACGGGGCAATGGTTTTGAGAATGCCTAACATTACTAATATTGTTTATGGTAGAGATGTTGGATATAAGATTGAGCAGGTGACACTTGATGCTAAAACAGAAGCTATATCGGCTACTCAAAAGCGTAAAGAAATGGGCATATAAGTTGATCGCAAATGATAAAATGGAGTGGCCTTCATGAATGTTACTAGGTCTAGATCTGCTTTAAAAGCAATTACATGGAGAATAATTGGAACACTAGACACCTTTTTAATATCATTGTTTATAACAAAAAAGCCTTTTGTCGCAGCTAGCATAGCAAGCCTTGAAGTAGTTACTAAAACAATATTATATTATTTTCATGAACGTGGATGGAATAAAGTTCAGTGGGGTAGAAAATGAAATTATACAAAAGTAAAGATTGGTTATACCGTAGATATGTTGTACAGAAAAAGACTATGGAAGATATCGCTAAAGAGTGCGGGGTAACTGTGATGACTATTCATAGAGCCTTAAAGGAAAAAGGTATAATTAAGTGATACCAGTAATATCAATACCAATTTTAAACAGATATGATTTATTGGATAAAAGTCTAGAGTCCATAGATTTTGACGTTAAAGAAATACTGATAGTAAATAATGGTAAAGAAATTTATGAGCCCAAGAGAAAAGATTTAAATGTAAGGGTTTTAAATCTTCCCTCTAATTTAGGAATGTCTGGGTCATGGAACCTTACAATAAAACTTTATCCTCACGAAAGTTTTTGGGTGTTTGCTTCTGCGGATACAATATGGAAACCAGGTGCATTAAAAAAAATGTTTGATGTAAGTGGGAAATCAAAACTAGTCACCACCCATAGAGGGCTATGCGTGTTTTCTTTAGGAGAAAATGTAGTAAGGGAAGTTGGTCTTTTTGATGAACACTTTTACCCATACTTATTTGAAGACTCTGATTATGTTGAAAGGCTAAATATTAATATAAGAAGCGGTAACGGAAAGCTTGAGTCTATAGACTTAGAAGATATTTTTGATAAAAGCATTGGTGATGGAACTACTGTTTCAAGCGACTCAAGATTAAAAGAGAAGTCTATTGAAACATATAAAAAGAATAAAGATTATTTTGATTTAAAAAGATCACAAAACTTTCAACAAAATGGTGATTGGAATATAGACATAAGAAGGTCACAGGAATGGCTATCGTAGGAGTATTACCAGCTTCAGGTAAAGCTTCTAGAATAGGAGGGATACCTAAGTTCTGTTTGCCAATATCAGACGAAAGATCTTTGTTGCAGTGGCATGTTGAACAAATGCTAGAAGTTTGTGATGAAGTTCGTATAGCTACAAGACCTGAGTGGGTTCCAATTGTACAAAACATGGATATGAATATTAAACTTATGGTGCGTGAACCATCAACAATGTCTGACGCAATTAATTTTATGATTGGAGAATGTAATGATACGGTTATGGTTGGAATGCCAGACACATATATTTTAAATGCTCCAGTAAATATATATAAAGACATGACTAAAGAAGACAAAGCAGACTTGGTTCTTGGTGTATGGGAGTGCGGAGAAGATATTAAAGGGCGTGTTGGGCAAGTCTTATTGTCAGGTAATAAAGTTATAGGCTCGGAAGATAAAGTGGATAATTGCGATTACCCAGATATGTGGGGTACTATGCTATTCAGAAAGAATATGATAAGATACTTAGACCCAAAATTAGATCATCCAGGAAAACAATTAAAAGATTGGATTCAGGATGGTGTAAATATTAGGGCGGTAAAACCAGGTGGGCGATATATGGATATCGGTACGCTAAAAGGACTTAAACAGTTATACAAGGAGATGGATAATGCTTGAACCAGTATTCCCTGACTCACAACAATTTAAATGTGAGGACCTATACCTGCTTACAGTAGGTACAGAGGCGGGTAAAGAAATTTGGGAAACCTGTCATGAAATTGCACACATGCTTGTAAGAAAGAATATTGCCTACGGTAATTCAGCCCTAGACCCTGTGCGTATATTTTCAAAGGCGGGACCAAGAGAGCAGCTTCATGTCCGTATTGATGATAAATTAAATAGATTAATGAAGGGCACAGATTATCCAGGAGACAATGATATTGATGATTTAATTGGTTATTTAGTATTATTAAAAATAGCCAAATCTTGGTCTGAATGATTTTAGTCAACTAAGATGGTATAATGTATATATATGGATATTGAACTAGCAGATCATTTTGATCGCATGAATAAAGTAGTAGAGGAATTGCTCAAGGGCAATAATCCTACCCAGATTGCCACTGTAACGGGTTTTAAACGAGCAGAGGTCATTGGGTATATAGACGAGTGGAAAGAGGTCGTTAAAAACGATTCTGGGGCTCGTGACAGGGCAAAGCAGGCTATCTCTGGAGCTGATCAACATTATGCCATGCTCATTAAAGAAGCCTGGAAGACCGTAGAAGACGCAGACCAGGCAGGGCAATTAAACGTAAAGGCCACAGCGCTAAAACTTATTGCTGATATTGAAGGCAAAAGAATTGGAATGCTTCAAGAAGTTGGTTTGCTAGACAATGCAGAACTTGCTACACAACTGGCGGAAACAGAAAGAAAGCAAGAGATACTTGTAAAGATATTAAAAGAAGTCACTGCTACTTGCCCTAAATGCAAGATGGAAGTTGCTAAAAGATTATCTCAAATAACAGGTGTCGTTGAGCCAGTAGTGATACATGACGAGCAAGAAGCACTGTAGACATGTCTATGAATATGTTTATTCTACAATCTGTCCAGATTGCGGAAAAGATACTCATGAACCTGACATAGAATTGCATAGTAAATTGTTTAAAGAATATTACGAAAGCGGTAAACATCTAAGCTGGAAATGTCCTATAGATGGTGGAACAATTAGAGGATGGTGGTCAATTTAATGGAATTAAATTTTAATGACCTCATCGATATATTAGACGGGGAGGAATTTGATGAAAGACCAGTTGATCTCAGAACATTTGTCACAGGAAAAGAATACCTTGGACTACCCCCTCTTTCGGAGTACCAATATACGCTTATCGAAAAAAGCTCACAAATCTATAAACAATCAACTCTTGTCAAACTATTTGGGGAAAGAGAAGGCGAAGATCGCTATAAACAAACCTGTAATGAGGTAGTGGCGCAGCTAGGTAAAGGTAGCGGAAAAGATTATTGCTCGACAATATCAGTAGCATATATAGTTTATTTACTATTGTGTCTTAAGGACCCAGCTACATATTATGGAAAACCGCCTGGAGACTCGATAGATATTATTAATATTGCTATTAACGCACAGCAAGCAAACAATGTTTTCTTTAAAGGATTTAGAAATAGAATTGTTAGCTCTCCATGGTTTATAGGTAAGTATTTTGAAAAAGCTTCTGAAATTAAATTCAATAAAAATGTTACTGTTTATTCTGGACACTCAGAGCGAGAAGCTTTTGAAGGATATAACGTGTTAGTTGCGGTGCTAGATGAGATATCTGGCTTTGCTTTAGAAAGTACAACTGGTCACGATCAAGCTAAGACAGCTAGCGGTATTTATGAAATGTATAGGGCATCAGTTGACTCTCGATTTCCAGACTACGGTAAAGTCATATTGCTTTCGTTTCCTCGTTTTAAACAAGACTATATACAGCAAAGGTATGACGAAATTGTATCAGAAAAAGAAACAATACAAAGGTCACACAAATTTAAAATAGATCCAGACTTACCAGATGATACGCAAGGCAATGAGTTTGAGGTTTATTGGGACGAAGACCATATTGTGTCTTATAGATATCCTAAAGTATATGCCATTAAAAGACCTACGTGGGAAGTCAATCCAACAAGAAGCATAGAGGATTTTAAAATAGCTTTCTATAGAGACCCAGTAGATGCATTAGGAAGATTTGCTTGCATGCCTCCTGAAGCAATTGACGCATTCTTTAAATCTCGTGAGAAGATAGAAAAAGCGTTTAGCAACCTAGCATTAGGAATAGACCAGTTTGGAAGATTTGAAGACTGGTTTGTTCCCATAGAGGATAAAGATTATTTTATACATGTCGACTTGGCACAAAAACATGACCATTGTGCTGTATCTATGGCTCATATTAATAGGTGGGTTAATGTAAAAGTAACCGATAATTATTCTCAACCAGCACCTATTGTGGAAGTTGATGCTGTTAGGTATTGGACCCCAACAACAGATAAATCTGTTGACTTTGCAGAAGTAAGAGACTATATCTTGTCTCTAAGATCACGAGGTTTTAATATAAGAATATGTACATTTGACCGATGGAACTCTCACGATATGATGCAACAATTAAGACAATATGGAATTAATACGGAGACACTATCTGTGGCAAAAAAACATTACGATGATATGGCTATGGTTGTGTTGGAAGAAAGACTATCTGGACCACATATTAAATTATTGATAGATGAATTACTTGAGTTAAGAATTATGAGAGATAAAGTAGATCACCCAAGAAAAGGATCAAAGGACTTGGCCGATGCGGTGTGCGGATCAATATATAATGCAATAAGTCTTACAAGGCCTGATTTTGGCGCAGTAGAGGTTCACACCTATAGCTCTATTAAAAAACAGCAAAGGGATCAAGAGAAGCAGGAAAGCCCTAATTTGATTAAGGCTCCATCTGCGATGCCCAGAAGTTTGGCGGAAGCACTAGACGGAATGGAAATAGTATGAGCATATATCAAGATAAAGCAAAAGAATGTAAATGTTGTGGAAAACATGTGCCTCTTCCAGTTAGATTAAAAGAATATAATGGAATTAAGGTATGTCCTACTACGTTTGACAACATAATGGAATATAAAAAAATATGGAATGAGTCAGGAAAGAGACCTCCAGGAAGTATAAGAAAACATTTTTCTGATTATGTACAACAGATTGTAGAGAAATCTATTGACAATAATCAGTCAACAAATATATAATTCAACTAGGCACCAGTAGCTTAGTTGGTTAGAGCCCCCGACTCATAATCGGGTAGTCGTAGGTTCAAGTCCTACCTGGTGCACAAAGGAGAAATATGAACGACGAAGAAGCATTAGAGCAAATACAAAGATATATCGAAATGGGTGCTATAAGACTTGCTGGGTATAACGAAGACGGAGAAGCTGTTTTTGAATTAAATGAAGCGGTTACAAAAGAAATAGCTCCAGAGTTATGGGAAGCACACATGGAATATGTCGACGAAAACCTACTAGATCTTTTTGAATCAGGATTAATGGATGTTGAATATGATGAAAATTTAGAAGCAACTATGCATTTTACACAAGAGGGATACAGCATAGCAAAAGAAAAAGGAATAATACCAATAGAAGATATTGACGGATACGATACTAATTAGATATACTTATATGCCCTTGTAGCTCAGCGGATAGAGCGAGGCTCTTCTAAGGCCTGCGTCAGAGGTTCGATTCCTT